GTATAGCCAGTTATAGGATCAAAAATCTTTACTTTGTTGTCAAAATAAAATTTTGTTTCTTGTATGCTTTCAAAAATATAACTTAATCCTCTAATTTGCACAGTGTAAATAGAATTTGAAACTGTAAAGCTTAATAGCCAACTTGCATCTAAATTCTGGCCGCTTGTGGAACCTTGATAAATTTGACTGAAGGGATCAGTCAAATTTAAATCTTGGGCACTAATAGTTTGCCAGGTCTGAGTGTTTTGATCATAGCGAATTCCAAATTCACTGTAGTTACTAATTAATCCTATAAGTTTAGATATGAATTCTGTTGTAAACGTATTACTAAATGCAGGTATGACTGTGATAGCTTGGGCAGTCGACGGTAAATTTAAACTTAATTTAACAGGACCTTCTCCGTTGCTTAAGTTTCCCTGATTGCCATTGCCTATTAGGTTAGTAATAGAAACATATAGTAAAGGTTGTCCGTTTTGTGGTACTTGCCCGTTAGCAGGCAACGGTACTATTTCATTGCCAGAATTAAAATAATTACCTGCGCCTGGACTGAATACTATAATACAACCTTCTGTTAAATATCTATTATTTCCTACAACTCCTGATCCTATAGCGACTTTATTTCCAGAGATTGGAAAATCTAGAAAATAACCAGTGCTACTGCCAGACCCCGCAGTGCTTCGAATCCAATACAAACTGGTCAGCGAAAATCTGTTAAAATATTCATAATAAAAATGTTGCAAAGTTTTACTGCGTATGTCTGGTAAGATTTGATTTTCAATGATTCTGTTAATATCTGCAGTCGTACTAAAAGTGAAACTAAAACTAGAATCAGCATCCTCTTTATAAAGAATTCCATCTTCTGAAAAAATATTGGTACTGCTATATCTGCCACTGGTATCGAATATATCTAAATATCTACTAATTCCGCTGCTAGTTCTATTAACTGCTTTAACTTTACTGATTGTACTATAGTTTGCGTAAGGAAAAGTATTGTAATCTTCTCCGGTAATCATACGATTTTGTGTATAGTACAGTTGCGGTGCTTTAGTTTTAATTTCGGCGATACTTTCCCTTGGGATAGCATTAGCAACGGTGTATTTTAAACTAGCCACAATGGTCAATGTTTCTAATCTACCGGCACGACTAACATATGGTATAGTTAAACGAATGTTAGTCATTTCGTCTGGGGTAATCTTATAACCTAGTCCGGTGCTAGTTCTAAAATATGTTACAAAACTTCCCACAGGGATGGCAGCAAAAGTACCGTCACCGAACACCAGATCAATTTGATCTCCTGCTCTCGTATTAACTTGATAGCTTTTTTGTGCTGCATTATTGTTATAGATAATGTTGACTCCGTTAACACTGGGAATTTGATTCCACAATTGTCCGACATTACCTAAGCTACCAATTTCATATAGCCAAACATCTGAATTATTAATATTATCAAAGTTAATACTAGCTAAATTATTAGGCAAACTTTCAGGAAATCTAAAAGTCTGCGTTTGTAAATTTCCCTGTTTAAAATAAAAGAAAAATCCTGTGTTATTACTAGCATTGCCTAGATTGTCATTTTTATAAATTATATTAAGAGGTCTACCCGGCGCAGGTGCTGCTTCATAGATATAACTTTCATCTACACTGGTGCCGCTGACAACTTCAAAGTTTAAGGCAGCATTTTCAATTTGCGTGTTGTATCCAAAAACTGGTAGTGTACCTGCGGGCAAATTTATATTATATTCTGCATTTAATACCCCAGCAATAGTAGTACTGTTGGCAGGTTTACCTACTTGCTGATTGGTCGGCAAAGCTGCATTAATTATTGTGATAAACTGTTCATACCAATTGACATTTCCGTTATCGTTCCAGTTTACAATAAGATTAGTAAGATCGATCCCGTTGCTGTCTTGTAATCTTTCAGTGGTTTGTACACTGTCGAATTTTATAAAACCATTGGCCGTTTGATTACGTTTAGGCACATAGCTAATTAATTTAGCTAATTTTAAAACACTGTCTCTGCGTTCTGCTGTATCAATAAAATTTTCACGAGCGTTTAAATCTGTACGAAATGCAAGACTCTGTCCTAAAAATGCAATAAGGTCAATTAATGCAACATATTCGCTGGATTCGATGAAATCGTTAAAATTTTCTGGATAGTATATGCGTAGATAATCCAGCATTGTTTTACGCAAAGTTTGAAAATCATAACTTTGAAAATCTGCGTTTCTGAAAGTTTCGTAAAGAATAGTCCAGTCTTGATTGACTAAAAGACTACTTTGTCTGGTTGTAAGTGCCATGCCTGTCCTCGTTTTATGTATTTATTGAGAACAAAATATGGTATTTTAAAGCATTGAATTATTTTGAATCATTTGCTGATCAAACTGCACAGCCAATTTAGCAGTCTGATTTGTTTGGATATAAATCAGATCTAATTCTATTTGTAATCCTCTGTCATACTGAGTTACAATCACATTCTGGGCTGCAATCCTTGGATCGTTTGCAACAATACGTTTTATGTCCTGTATTATTGTAGTTTTGCTTTCTTCGTTCAACGGTTCGAATATCATATCCCATATTATAGTGCCGAACTCGGGATTCATTAACTTTTCGCCTTTGCGAATGTTAAAATGATTTTGTAAATCTCGTTTCACCAATTCAAAATCGGTTAGACGAAATCTTTTGTTGCTTTCTAATGTGCTGAATCCATTGTATAGTGCCATAGCTATATTTACCCTGTACTAGTTATATTAGAGCTCTCGACACTAGATTTTATAATAGGAACCTGTGTTTGGCTATACTTTCCGCGATTGTAAAAAGTAGTAGCAGAGGTGCCATTGGCATCAGTGGTAGACTGACCTGTTTTATACCAATTGGTTGCAGCTTCCGGTCGGACTGAATGTGCAGCACTAACTATTCCTGCAATATCTTCTACGGAACTGTCTGCTGTAATAATACCATTTTTTTGTAATCTTGCATAGTTATTTTTGGTATAGTTATACATTGCCTTTTCTTGAATGGTTCCGTTTTCTCTGAATGCATCTGCACTCGATATACCATCTTTTCCAGTCCAATTATTAGGATTACTTAATGCTTCTGCTGTCTGTGGAGTCCCATCTTTAACATATCCTAAATCTTGCAATGCCAATGATCCCAATTGATATTTGCCCTGATACCCTGCTTCGTTTTGTGCCTGATAAGATCCGCCGCTTTCGCTGTATCCAATTTGTGCCATGACGGCTCTAAGTTGATTTTTATCTAAATTTCCCAGGCTGTCAATAGGTTCGGGCTGAGCAATAAAAATTCCAGCCGGAGCTGCTCCTGTTAAGTTTTCCCTATCTGCTTGAGTAGGACCCACAGTATTGATATCATTAGGGGGATTTATAGGGTCGCCCAACACATCTTTTGGTAAACTAGCAACTGTTTCCCTCTGAGTTTGAAATACTGCTGCTGCGTCACCTCTGATGTATGGTTCGTGAGTTGGTACTTTATAATTTGTGGAAATTAAAGAATTTTGTTGGACGAACCAAATACCCGGATTAACAACTTTAGCGTCAGGCAATTGATACAAGTTTATCCTACTAGGCGGGTTGATTTCTGCTCCGCCACCACCCCCGCCGTTTAACGCAATAGCAGCACCGTTGACTGCAATAGAGCCACCGGCTCGTATTCCCATCGATTGTTGGGCAACTAAAGACAACCCAGAACCGCTTCTTAGTTGTGCTTGTTTACCATAAAGATTTAATGCAGTTTCTGCACTGGCTTGAACTAATTGTCCTGCCATCTTAACACTGCCCACTGCTTGCATGTTGATATTACGACCTGCAAAGAAACTAATATTACTATCACTGTGCATCATAATATTGCCTTGAGTACGTAAAGCAAAATCTTTTGCACCATAAACTAAAATGTCTCCGTCTTTGGTAAGTTCTATCCATGCAGTACCGTTAGAATTTGCAACGTATATAAAACCTTCAGTGTCGTTTAACATTATCTGTTGGCCCATTGCTGTTTTCAGTCTGACTAAATTATCTTTACCAAATAAATCACCATCATCCATGACAAAGCTATGGCCGCCTACTCTTGTTGTAACATTGTATGTTGCGGGATTAAACTCCCCTGACACTAGTTTTTGTGCAATATTAGGATCTGTGGCAGGATCCTGACTGCCAAACGGTCTACCAGGCGTACTAAAACCAAACACTGCACTGACTGGATCGCGTTGACTACTGCTACTAATAGCTCCACGAACATTATCACTATCCAGTCCTTGCACAATCAATCTGATTGTTTGTGGAATATGTAGTGGTTTTTGTAAGTTAGGAAGAAAACTTGCTTTGCCGTAAACATCTGCACTTTCTACTGTTTCTGCTACAGGATAAAATTTTCCTGGTAATAAGT